TATCTAAATGTTCAATCTCCATATTTAATTTGATGTTTTAATCAAATTATAAATTTATTAATTAAAAAAAGAACAACATTAGTTCATTTCCTGTCATAAATGGAAACACAGTTTAAGCTTAAACAATGTATTTTTGTTAAATTAATCAATGTGTCTGGAATAACAGAAACAAATTTTCTACTGCAATGTAATACAGTTAAATTAATTAGTGTAGCAGGAATAACCGTGACCTTTGTATTCCAACAATCCAAATAAGTTAAATTGATCAATGTGTCAGGAATAACAGAAATGTTTGTATTTAAACAATATAATTCAGTTAAATTAATCAATGTAACAGGAATAACCGAAACCTTTGTCCAAGTACAATCCAAATAAATTAAATTAATCAATGTTGCAGGAATAACAGTTACCTTTGTGCCTGAACAATTTAAATTAGTTAAATTAATCAATGTATCAGGAATAACCGTGGTCTTTGTGTTCCTACAATATAATTCTGTTAAATTAATCAATGTTGCAGGAATAACCGTGACCTTTGTGTCCGGACAATATAATGTTGTTAAATTAATCAATGTAACAGGAATAACCATGACATTTGTGTCCGCATAATATAATTCAGTTAAATTAATCAATGTTGCAGGAATAACAGTTACCTTTGTGTTCCGACAATCTAATTCAGTTAAATTAATTAATGTTGCAGGAATAACCGTTACCTTTATGTTTTTACATTTTAATGTTGTTAAATTAATCAATGTAACAGGAATCTCTGTAACATTTGTGCTCCAACAATTTAAATAAGTTAAATTAATCAATGTCGCAGGAATAACCGTGACCTTTGTTATATAACAATGTAATGTTGTTAAATTAATCAATGTAACAGGAATAACTATGACCTTTGTGCCCTCACAACTTAAATAAGTTAAATTAATTAATGTTGCAGGAATATCTGTGACATTCGTGGTCCTACAACCTAAATAAGTTAAATTAATCAATGCAGCAGGAATATTGTTAAATTTAATATTCGCTTTTCGCATAAGTTTTCTGGATTCTTTATTATATTTATTTTCATCTAATTCAACAATAATGTTCCCAATGTATCTGTCTGGAATTTCTGAAATATGTTCTTCATCAATTTTCAAACAAAGATAATCTAATATTAATTTCACCAAATCTGTGTAAAAATATTTGTCTAAATATTCTGTTTCCATTTTCAACATTGTTTCAAAATCAAATTATATAAAATTGAATTTAGACAAGATATGTTACAGGAAATATTAGAGAATTTTGAAGGAAGTTCATTGAAATATATTTCCTAAAAAAAATATAATATTCTCATAATGTTTTCCATTAAAATAAATTAAAATCTAAACGTGAAAGTTACGAGATCGAAAAGTGAAAATAACAGTAAGTAAAATAAAGTCAAATTTAAGTGTGAAATGTGATTTATAATAAAATAAAATAAAAACAACAGTTCATTTCCTGTCATAAGTAAAGACTGCGTCTTTACGCCAGCGAAGCGAGGTGAATCCAAAGGATTCAGTGAAGTGGAGTTGAACGGTTTCACGAAGTGAAATGGTCGAGCGCCGCCTCGGTCAAGAGAAACGAAACGTAACGTGCCTAGCGTAAGCTAATGTTAATCACAGGAAATATCAGAGAATGTTGAAGGAAGTTTATTGTAATTTATTTCCTAAAAAAAATATAATATTCTCATAATATTTTCCATTAAAATCTAAGCGCGAAATGTAATTTAGAAATTATTGGAAATTACGTGATTAAAATCACAACTTAAATAAGTTAAATAAATTAATGTATCAGGAATAACCGTGACATTTGTTGTACTACAATTTAAATTAGTTAAATAAATTAATTTATTTGGAATAACCGTGATATTTGTGTTCCAACAATTTAAATAATTTAAATTAATCAATGTATCAGGTATAACCGTGATATTTGTTGTTCTACAATTTAAATAAGTTAAATTGATTAATGTATCAGGTATAGCCAAAATCTTCGTCTCAAAACATTCTAATGATGTTAAATTGATTAATGTATCAGGTATAGCCAAAATCTTCGTCTCAAAACATACTAATGATATTAAATTGATTAATGTATCAGGTATAACCGTAACATTCGTATCCCAACAACATAATTCGGTTAAATTAATCAATGCATCAGGAATAACCGTGACCTTCGTGTCCTCACAATATAATGTTGTTAAATTAATCAATGTGATAGGAATAGCCGAAATATTTGTGTTTTGACAAATTAATTCTGTTAATTTAATTAATGTATTAGGCATAACCGTGACCTTCGTGATATAACAATATAATACTGTTAATTTAATTAATGTATCAGGTATAACCATGACCTTCGTGCTATAACAATATAATTTTGTTAAATTAATCAATGTGTCTGGAATAACCAAAATATTTGTGCACGCGCAATTTAATTTTATTAATTTAATTAATGTATCAGGTATAACCAAAACGTTTGTTTTTGAACAAACTAAATGAGTTAATTTAATTAATGTATCAGGTATAACCGTGATCTTTGTATCCTCACAATTTAATTTTGTTAATTTAATTAATGTGTCTGGAATAATCGCAATATTTGTGGACCAACAATATAATTTTGTTAAATTAATCAATGTGTCTGGAATAACCAAAATATTCGTGCACTCACAATTTAATTCTATTAATTTAATTAATGTATCTGGAATAACCGTAATATTCGCGTTCACACAATTTAATGATGTTAAATTAATCAATGTATCAGGCATAACCTTAATATTCGTGTTCTCACAATTTAATGATGTTAAATTAATCAATGTATCAGGCATAACCTTAATATTCGTGTTCTCACAATTTAATTCAATTAATTTAATTAATGTATCGGAAATAACAGAAACATCCGTGTTCCGGCAATCTAATGATGTTAATTTAATTAATGTATCAGGAATATCATCAAAACTGATTCTTGTTTTTCGTATTAATTTTCTAAATTCTTTATTGTATTTATTTTCATCTAATTCAATAATAATGTTCCCAATGTATCTGTCTGGAATTTCTGAAATATGTTCTTCGTTGATGCACAAACAAAGATAATCCAATATTAGTTTCACTAAATCTGTATAAAAATATTTATCTAAATATTCTGTTTCCATTTTCACCATTATTTTAAATCAAATTATAATAATGGAACATATCCGATGTTAGTAGCACCAGATGACTCTGCTAAGTTGATTGATCCAGAGTTTGTTGATGGTCCACTTTCTCCAAATAACCATTCACTTGATATGACAGATGCGATAGCTGGAGAAATTTCAGATGCTATGAATTGATCTGGTGTAAATAATGCGATATCTGGGGTTGTTAATGATGACAATCCTAATACTAATGTTGAGAACCCAGCTGTATTATTGTTTAGTCTTTGTGTTGTTCCAGGTGGACCTGCGAATGTAAATGAAGTTGGTGCTGCAACTGGAGGAGCAGTAGAACCAGTGACGGGAGATCCGTTTAAAACATTTACGGCATTGATGTAAATTTGATATCCAACTATACTTGAGAATTGTATTATTACCCATTCGCCGACTGCTGGTGATTTAGTTAGTGTAAATGGCAATATAGTTTTTTCTGAGGTTATAGTTAAAGTAATACCTGTTCCATCGCCTTGTAATCCCATTCCATAACTATTACTGGTAAATAATGCCTGTGATGTTGACGAAGACTCAAATAACTTTTCAACTTTAAAAGCAACGAACCAGTTGGATCCGACAGTATATATTCCACTAATTGGCGCAGATGATAATTCAAAATGATCGTATCCTGTGTCTAGGGCAGGAGTTGAATACAAGAAATCTGCATAATAATTTACTGTATTGATTATTTCTGAAACAGATTCTATTAATACGCTTGACACATCAATGCATCTGCACATTACTCGTTTATAGCTGTTTGTTGTATCTTCAAATTTAGCGCTGACAATTATAGAAGATAATGCTGATTCAACATTATTTATCTTATAATCATCACTTGGGGAATTAATAAAAATGTTGTTTATTGCAGTATCAGATTCAAACCAAAATTCTATAAATGCTCCTATTTTGAACTCATTTGCTGTTGGCAAAATTACTGTTATTTCCAATGAACTATTATTTATAGAATAAACTCTGTCCCATTCAGTTTTTTCATCAGTAGTTGTTATACGTTCATACGGTGGGAATAATGATTCGATTGGATATAATGTTCCTATTTTTAGTTTTTCCGACATATTTATATTCTTCAATTGATTGTAAATTTTTTACACAATTAATTTGTTCGTGATATATCAAAAAATTTTACCAAATAATAAACTTTAAAAAAATATTATGTTATGTGATGTCCATCGACATAGTTGATCATTGAAGAACTAATTTAGTCCAAAATGGGACATTTTGACACTATAATCAAAGATTATAGCTAAATACCATGTATTTAGAGTCTTTGACTTTGTGAATTAATCAATGTCTAAATACATAGTCTGGAACAACTGAAATATTTGTATGATTACAACTTAATTTAACTAAATTAATCAATGTACAGGGAATAATCGAAATCGTCGTCCCATCACAGTCTAATTTAGTTAAATTAATTAATGTATCAGGAATAACAGAAATCATTGTGTAATAACAATATAAACAAGTTAAATTAATTAATGTGTCAGGAATCCGAGAGACCTTTGTATTTGAACAATATAATTCAATTAAATTAATCAACGTGTCAGGAATAACAGAAACATCCATTTCGCCACAACATAATTTAGTTAAATTAATTAATGTATCAGGAATAACAGAAACCTTTGTTTTAGAACAATATAATTCAGTTAAATTAATCAATGTATCAGGAATAACAGAAATCTTTGTCCAACCACAATCCAAATAAGTTAAATTAATCAATGTATCAGGAATAACAGAAATATTTGTTTCTCCGTAACTCAGTTTTTTTAATTTAATCAATGTACATGAAATAACAGAAACATTTGTTTCATAACAGTCTAATTCAGTTAAATTAATCAATGTGTCGGAGATAACAGAAACATCCGTGTTCCGGCAATGTAATACTTTTAATTTAATTAATGTATCGGGAATAACAGAAACGTGCGTCCAACTACAATTCAAATAAGTTAAATTAATCAATGTGCAAGGAATATTATCGAATATGATATTTGCTTTTCGTATAAGTTTTCTGCGTAATTTGTTATGTTCTGTTTCACCTAAATTAACGATAATGTTCCCGATATATTTATCTGAAATTTCTGAAATATTATCTTCACCAATGTTCAAACGAAGATAATCCAATATAATTTTCACTAAATCTGTGTAAAAATATTTCTCAAGATATTTTGTTTCCATATTTAATTTGAGATTATAATCAAATTTTAAACTACAAAAGCATAATTTGAACTGGAAATATTACAGAAATAAAAAAGAAGTTTGAATGTTCATTACCTGTCACGGAGGCGGAAGCCGACTAGAAGACACATGTGCAAATTCTCGCAGAGAATTTAGATGAAAGAGATAGGCGCGGTTTCACGCAGTGAAATCGACAAGCTTTGCTTGGAGAAGTGAATATTGACTGAATCGGCACGAAAGTGTCGATGTATGAAACTTTGGTTTTAATAATAAATGATATTTTTATGATTTCCTCATTTTCATTTGAATATTTTGTCTGAAAGTTATATTTAATAATTTGTATATAAGTTGTCCATATCCGTCATCGTCATATCTGTTATGGGTAGATTCTTTCTATGTTTTTCCTTTTTATTGTTGATGCAAAAAAATAACTTTTTGAAAGTTTATTATATTAACATTAAAGCTCCCGATATTGCGATGCGTTTCTTCTTATTTAATATATTTGAACTCAATACAACATAGCACAAAGATACATCTTTTATTAATCGGGCGCCTGTTACTAATAAATGAAATGAAGTGCCCATGAAAGCCGATCCATAATTTTTAGATTTCTTGCCTGTTTTTTTGATTTTCTTTTCAGTTTTGCGTGTTTTTTCGCTCATTATGACACATGCAAATATACCAAATAATATTTTTTTAGTTTTAAGTTTCATTGTTGATTAATAATAAAAAATATTCAATTTTTATTTGGTGACAATATTAATGAAAATTGAAAAATATGTTACAATTAACAATGAACACTAACGAAGGCGAATGTAAACAAAAATATGACTTATCAGCTGATTTATTTGAATTATGTATGAACGACACTAATTATAAAATGTGTAAATTATTGATAGAATGCGGTGCAGATATTAACAAGATTAAGGGTGATTTCTCTGTATTTTCTCGAGCAGTGTATGGTGATAATATTGAATTAGTATCATTGCTAATTTCTAAAAATGTTAATTTTGAAGGTAAAATTAAATATGGTAACGGTAGTGTTGTTACAATTATAAAATATGTTATTGATTCGCACAAAGTTAAATTTGCGGAAATAATATTGAAATATGCAAAAAAGAAAAAAATTGAATTTGTCTAGTTAATTATAAATCCACTTGTTTTAATTAAAGTCATTGTTGCTCCACCAGTAACTCCTTTACTGATATCTATCATTTTAGTTTCAAATGTCGTTTTTTCCTTTTGTCCAGTAAGTAACAAAGTATTCAAACTATTGTAAGTTTTTGAATGTTCCGTCACATAATAATTGCATCTCACAGTGTTTGCCAAATTTAAAATTACTTTGAAAACGTAAAATGTTTTTTGATTGTGCTTTATTGTAACAGGAGTATCATTTGATACAAATAATCCTACTGCTTTTTCGCAAGCTTCTTTAAATGTTGAACATTGAACTTTTTGATCTTTATATTCTACAATATAATCGTTGGTTTTAACCTCTGCTTTAAATTGTGTGTCGTTTTTAAGAAATGATGTTGGTGTTGACATTTGTAATTAATACTCTGAGTTTATTCAATTTTTATCCTGTGGTCAAATTTCAGTTAAAAGTATGGTTAATGAATTAATTTTTTTCTACAAATTCAATTATCTTTTTGATTGATCGTTCTCCGTCATATTTAATTGGATCTCCATTTTTTGGATAAAATATTAATGTCGGGAATGATTCTACAAATTTCATTTCATATTTGTCAGCATTTAGTTTGGCTGTTTTTACTTTTCCTTTGAGAAGTTTTCCTAATTTTTTGAATTTAGGATCGAATTCATTACAGTAATGGCACCATGGTGCATAATATTTGACTAATACATCTCCTTGTTCAATGTATTTGTTGTGTGTTTTATCGGTCAATTCTTGTTGAAATGAATCTTTTTTGTATAGTATTATTATAAATATGATTACTATAACTGCCGAGAAACGGATTATAAATAATCCTATTTCCGACCAACATGTATATTTTTGGTCCATTCTTGATTAATTATTTTTCGTTATATAATGCAAAATATACATAAAAAAAATATCTATCTGATTAAAATGTAGCAACACCGTCGTATTTTGTTATCATTATAACTTTGTTTTTTGTATATTTAATAGTAATTTTAATACCACTTAATCCTCTGATTTCACTGAAATGAGTTGCAATATATTTTTCATATTCTATGACAATTTCACAATTACAAGATGCGTGATTGAACGGTTTTATTACATTTTGTTTCAAATTAATAATATAATAATCTTCTTTTTTTATTATTGAAAATGTTTGCTTTGAAAAATCCACAATTAAATTATCAGTGTATGATTGATAAACTTCGCCATTGTAAAATCCTTCGTTAATTGTGTCACCTAGGCTACAATGACAGTAACGAACACCCTCATTCCCATCATATTTTCTAATTACAGTATATGATGTTACAATCATTTTATTACTCATGTTGTTTTTGCTTGAAGAGAAATTTTTATGATAATAAATATCGTGTGACGTTGAATCACACAAAATAAAATAATTTGAACTATCTGGCTCATCAACATTGATTATATTATCTGATTTGTTATCTGACTCATAATAATCAGAATCACATACTTCATGGTCATCATCAGATTCATTGCTAAAACATTTTCCGTCTTCATAAAAATGTGATTCTGACTCACTATCTGAGTTTTTTTTGTATCGGTAATATTTGCCATTGCATGGTAGATTATAAAATGTGCACATTAACAAATAATCCAGAGTAACTTGTTTATACGTGTTACTTTCAGGATCATAATTTGCTATGAATGTATCAGAGTTTATGTTGTGACCGAATTTAGCCAGCGCATACATTGCGACAACTCGAATACACCCTTCAAGATTATTTTTAACGTACTTGGGATTTGAATATTCAAATTCACAAATTGTTCCATGTCTTGATACCAATTTTGGTATAAATTCTTTATCAGATTTTTTATTGCCAAATGTTTTGTGAATTTTTTTCCAAAATCTTGAATTGTATACTTGGACAAATGCATTGAGAGTTTTATTAACGCAATTTAAATTAATAAGTTCTTCTCGTGACAGAAAATTCATTACAATGTTCCAATGTTGTTGAACATATATTTTTTCTCGTTTAAATGTTGAATTTGCGAGACGTCTTATTGACAATGCTCTTTGAAAATATTCTTCTGCTTTATTACTGTTGCCATCGATTTCTCTGTTTTGTGCTTCTCGAAAATATTCCATACATTCATTAAATAATAATTTTTGCTTGAATGTGAAATTATCAGGATTTGTAATGAAATTTGTTCTTTTATAAATAATGTCAGTTCTAAGAACATATTTACATCCTTTGACATTTGTTGCGGCATGAAGTAATGTTTGAGGAAATATAATACATTTTCCCATTACTGGCTTAATATCAAATGTTTCATAATCTTTGTTGTATTTGATTTCTTCATTCACTGTCATTCCTGATATTGGCATCTTGTTATTTTTTGATTTGTAAAATCTTGTTAGTCCGCCTTCTTTACATTCGTTCAAATATATAACGACAGATAATACTGAACGTTCAAGATTCGATTTACAATATTGAGCATCAAAATGAGGATTAAACCCTTTAGATCCGTTTGTATATTTAGAAATTCTAAAACACTCATTTATTCTTAAAGGCGACCATTCAAATCCCGCAGTATTAAATCCATATGGCTTAATGTCTTTGAATATGTCAATATGATCTTTTATTTTATTCCATAATATTTCGTTTAATTTGTCATCAATACAGACTAATCGGTCCGCATCTCGCACATCTTTATTATATGACTCTGAAAACCCGATTTTAGCAGAATTTTTGATTATATTATTACATTCATCTTCGCTTAATATGTTGTCTAACTGAAGTATATTAAATTTACATAATTCCTTTTTTATAATTTTAGTTTTAATATCAGTTAATAAATAACCTTTGCGTATATTATCTGTCAATCTTAAACTTTTCATTCTCCTTTTTTATATTTATTCAGATTCAATTTTTAAAAAAATAATAAAAAAGTTAATAACATGCATGTTGTGACACAGATGTATTAATAATCCAATATTTTTTCTAACTCTTCTTTCATTGTGTCAATGATCCTATTTGTTTCTTTTTTGTGTTTTGAGATTTCCTGAGTGAGCACTTTAGCATTTTTATTGGCATTTCTGCTCAATAATTTGCATGTTTCAATAGTTGATTTTACTTGTGATATGACTTGTTCTGTTACTTTGGATTCTTCTCCGTTGAATTTGAGCATTTTCAATAAACATTTGATTGGCCAAACGATAGATTCTCTACTATCAGCACATGGTACTAATATATAATATTTGTCTTTGTGATTGTTGTATGTTATTTCCGGGGTTTTGACTATACCCTGTTTCCAAGAAATAAACATACCGGCATCATAATCTTTTCCTTCTAAATCACGTTTGAACTTATCTATTTCTTTGGTTGGAACTGATCGGGAATATAATTTTACTTCAATTAATATTTTGTAACCATTGAGTTCAAAACATATATCTCCAGAATGTGAAAATTTTCCAACATTGGTTATTTTTGCACTAGGAAATGCAGAACATAATATAGCATCTACTGTCGCTTCTCCGATTTGTCCTTTCTTAGCTGGTATCAAAAATAGTTCCATGCGTGAATTCAATTTGTTTATCTCCGAGAGCACGAATTGTCCGGTTTGGTCCAACTTTTCATTAAATCCTAATTTCGCCAAGGTTGACAGAAGATTGTTGAAATCGCCATCATCAAATTTTTCAAATAATTCGGAATTCTCTTTAGTTAATTTTACAGTTCTCATTGTTAATGGTTCAAGTTTATATGTTCAAAAAAAAATCAAATTTTATTTCTGTCATGTAATATAAAAAATTGATAAAAAATGGCTTTAACTGGAATGGACTTTGCACATATATTTTTCGCTATAGTTATTATATTGTTATCGTTGGCAATATACGCATGCGGAAATAGGATCACATGTGATCCATCAAGAGTAAATTATAAATAATTTATCTCTGTTCTCGTGCGTAAGTAAAAAAGAAGATAATTCACCTTTGAATTTTATAAAAAAATTAATCAAACGATAATGATTCGATCTTCATATTTTTTGTTTGTCTTGTTATATCATTACACGATTTCACAATGGCTTTATCTTGGATGGATTTGACGCATGCATTTTTCATAATAACAGTAATATTACTGTCATTAACATTATATTCTTGTATAAAAAGAGATAACTATGTTTATTGGACACGAAATTATAAATTTCATCCGGAATCACTTAAAATAAATCATACTTGGGGTAATTATTACCCATCAATTGGATCATATGCAGAACAGGAAAAATATTCCAAATTAATTACCAAGAGGTTTTAATTTGATCTCGCGTTATATAACGCGAAATAATTACATACATCATGGAACAAGAAGACGAATATTTGAAATATGAAGACGAAAACGTTGTAACCAGCGCTGATAATATGGAGGAAGATGGCTTTTACAAAGACCCCGACACATCGTCAATATCGCAGATATTGCGTAATCCTACAAGGTTACCGGAAAGCAAGGCGGTTTTGGACGAAGTAAAAGATGATCCAGGAAATCAAGCTCAAAACCCATTTGGAACGTCAGTATCAATGAAGCAAGGTGGTTGTGACAGTTGTGGAGGTAAAAATAAAAAGGGTGGTCGTAAAAAAAAGAAACGTGGAGGCGCTCAATTAACGTATGATGTAGATGATAAACTAACAATCGTAGACGGAAAAGTTATTAAAGAAGAAATAAAGGTTGTTGAGAGAGACATGAGCACTCATGATGGAAAATGTACTTGTGGAGATGATTGTACATGTTGTCCTAAAAAAGAAAGTAAAATGTCAAAAGTTATTTGGTTTTTGTTAAAAATGGTTGTTGTATTAATTCTGTTAATGGTTATTGGAGCTATTGTTTTGCCATGGATTGTTGTATTGAGCGTTAAACCTTCAATAAAGGGGGTTGTTGACCAGGTTAAAAAATCAGCAAAAGATGCTGTGCAGGAGGTTAAAAGGGATGCAGTTAATGCAATTGATGATATCAGAGATTCATTAAACAAAGCGTCAATTGGCTCTCGAAGATTAGTTCAACAAGGAGAAGATTCAATAGAAAAAGCGTACACCCAAGTAAAAGGTTGGATCAGTTAATTTATATTAATGCCTAGTTAGTCGAGAATAAGTTACTTTGGATACCGAGTTCTTGTCACGATTCGTCAATGTGGGTACCGTGTATTCAAAAATTATATTAGAAATGTCTATGTTCAATCCTGATATTTCAGAAATCTGTTCTTTGATGAGTTTCTTTCTGACGTTCATTTATCTGTTTTCAATTAACTTATTTCTTTTTAATTAAGAATTATTGTGTGTTCAATAAAAATTGATTTTTTTTGTGAACATTGTCTATATCATGTTTGAAAATAAAGAAGAGCGTGAATATGTGTGCAAATATTATTTTGCTCCTTTGTTGTTAATCATTTCAATTGTCGTGTTGAATATATTAGGATTTGTGCATGACACATCACTATTATTATTTCTATTTAATGCAATTGTGTTTATATTTATTGCAATTTTCATATCAGTATGGTTTTTCAAAATGAGGTACAGAACTTACGCAAATGTAATATTACCTATGTTGTTATTGATAATATTCATGAATATACTTGCAATATCAATTGATTCAAAGCAAACATTTTCTTCACGTTGGTCAATTACGGTAACTATAATTAACTTAGTTGTGATCACGATATCATTGTTTTGCATGTGTATTGATTGCATGGTTAGTTGTGATGACAATTGTTAATATGTCAAAATTGATTTTTTTATACATTATAACATTAAAATGGGTTTGTCATCAAGTAAAAATAGAGGCTGTCGTTATCCAATAAATAAATATATTTATGAAAACAAAGAATCTAAAGACGAAGGAATTTATAAAATTAAAACAATCAAAGAAAATTATGATATTGTAAAAAATAAGTACAAAAAAAATATATATGAATATCACTTTGAAGGCTGCAAATATGGAAATAAACTTGATATCGCAACAATCGTTTCAATTTCATTTATAAATTTCTACAAACGACAATATGGAAAAACTCTCAATATTATTGATGTTATTGAACAGTTAAAACCAAAAGAAATAAAAAATTGGAAAGAATATCAAATTAAAAAAGCAATGAATACTTTAATAAAATCATATGGATTGTCTGTTAAAGTAACAGGAAATTTACAACATACAAATGGAGGACATGATGGAAGTTTGAACTATGGAAAATATAAAATAATTCCTGGTGAATCAATAACATTATTACTTGTGCTTGATGCATTTAGTAGTAAATCAAACGGTTTACGTGAAAACAACAATTATAAATATTTGATGGAAAATGGCAAAATGAACGGCGCTTATAAATCAATGAAAACTTATCTGTTTGAGAAATACAAGTATGTTTATTTTCAAAATATTCCTGTAATAATAACCAGTAAATGTGGTTCTCAACTAAAAGGTGTTCCTTGTGTTATTGAAGAAGATTGGGACAAAAATATCTCATTTGATTTACACAAATGTGCAATCGGTGGAATTGCAACGTTCGAATAAAATAATAATATGGATCACACGTGATTATCTATACGTAGGATGTAATATGTTAGTTTTATATGATATATCTCTTCTAGGAGTTATGTTTATAAATTTAGAATTCGGTCTACATTTTTTGTTTAAAGGAGTGGACATTATTAATGGACTGTTTCGACGCGGAAATACTAAATTTCTAGTGTAATTCGGAAATCGATAACAGTCATTATTTGTGCACGGTTTGTTTTTAAACAAACGTAATGTTTTGGTATTCTTATATCCATATCGACGACATTCATCGTTACAAGCTAGATTATCTCCATATTTTTTTCTTGCGGCATAACAGGAACAAATATAATCGTTATGGTACGGAGTACCAATGCTAACATTATTTGTTCTTTTTTTACAATATGTGTCAATTGACGAATCGAACAATTTTGTCAAATCTGGAGTAATTTGAAGATTATTTCCATAATTATTTCTATCCAAATATGGAGTATTTGTGATTTTATTTAGAAAATCGAATGCAACATTATTAAATTTCATTACTGCTTTTCTACACGGATTATTAACTCCAGTTAAATCTCCATAATTACAGTAATTCGTATATAAAGGTGCGAAAGATTTAAAATTACGTTTATTAATATATCCTTGACACTGCGGACTCATAAATCGGCGCTTTGATGCAGAACACCAATTGACCGCAGACTTCAAACAATTTTTTACTGGCAGATGATTACAGGGAATGTACATTGTTTGTAGTCCGCCTCTCCATAATGAACTTATTGGAACTCTAATGTCCATGCAACATGGAGGAAGAAAGCCAGCATAATTTTTATTAACTGTGTACATAATGTAAATATTTATGATTAGTATATTACCGCATACAAAAACATGATTGTTCCTACATAAAATAGTAACTTTTTGTTCCTTCTTTATTGCAAAATATATAACATGGTTTGCTATTCTGGGGCATTTTTACTGTTATAAATAGCACCAATTGTTCCATTCCTTCTATTGTGTCATTATTGCGCTGTTTCAAGTATTGTGTGTAACACGCGCTAGATTCATCGGGAATCTTCAAATAACAGTCTATACCACCATTTGCGGTTCTAAACCACATCGTTTTTTCTTTGGTTTCTTTGATAAATATAAGTTTATCTGTAAATTTGATATTGTGCACATTTATTTTATTGGGATTCTTATCATTTATGCGAATTTCCATTTTGTACATTGTTATTGATTCTTTCATTTTTGTTTCTTTTTGTGTTTTTATTTCTTGAGTATTAATGTTCATATTAGTTATTGTTATTGTTATATATAACTTCAGTTTTCACATATTCAGAGTTCAGTTATCAAAACAATAATTTAAAAATTGAAATAATTATATATGATATATATCCGAATTGACAACATATAATGAATAATACAAAAGAAGAAACGAAAGCATCTAACTTTGACAATTTACTAATAAATAATGACAGAAAAAAAGAGGCTCTTTATGAACCATTAATGAAATATAAAGAAAATCCATATACCATCATATCGATAGAATCAGCTGATATCAGAAAATTATATGATACACATATGGCGGCGTTTTGGCATCATAAGGAAGTTGCAATTGACAAATATAAGATAACAAAACAAATAAAAGAAGTCAGTCAAGATTACCTTGGTGGAAAAAATATTATCAAAACAATAAAACATATGTTGGCTTATTTTGCTGGATCGGACGGTATAGTTGTTGTTCATTTAAATGAGTTAATGGGGGCAATAACAGACAGTGATGCTATATTATTTTATCAATGTCAATGTATGATAGAAGGCGTTCACAGTATTGTATATTCTAATTTATTGAAAGCATTTTGTGATGGCGATGAATTGAAAAAATTAATGAATGCAATTTACACTGTAAAATCAATTAAACGTAAAGCAGAATGGGCGTTAAAATATATTACACCAAAGGTATCGTTGGGTGTTAGACTTATTGCGTTTGCATTAGTTGAGGGAATATTCTTCTCGTCTTCGTTTGCAACTATTTATTGGGTTCAATATATATTTCCTGATAAATTTACTGCGTTGGTAGATTCTAATTTACAAATAGCAACTGATGAATCATTACACGTTGATTTTGCGGTAACAATGTATAAAAAGGTTGTCAATCAAGTTCCCAGCGAATTAGTATATAGAATGACTAAAAACGCAGTTGAGTGTGAATGTGCGTTTGCAGAAGAAGTATTAGGCGACGAAACATTTGAATTTATGAATATTAAATTGATGACCAAACACATTAAACATCAGGCAAATTTAATATTAAAACAACTTGGTTACAAACCAATATACGATATTGAGGAATCGCCATTTACATTTATATCTAAACTTCAAATGAGAGGTGAGGCAAATTTCTTCTCTAGACATTCTAAAGAATATAAACACACTGCTGATACAAGTGAAGTAGATTTCAGTAATCCTAAGTTGGATGAAATTTAATAAACATTATCTTGTCTTTCTGAAGACATCGTTTTTTCAGTTTTGTGTAGAAACAAATATGTCTAATATTGTATAGAACTCATGGAAATTTCAGTGAGCACAATAGTATTGACTTCTATTATAAGTTCATTATTTAGTATTGGAATAATACTGTTAATATTAAGTATTTACACCATTTATCAAAATCAACGTTATGGAAAAGTAACTTGGCATAATAATCCAAACAATAAATTTTTAAGATTGGTAGATATTTTATTATAATAGGTTATATAATACATATGCCAATAATAGGACCGACAGAATATTTAAGTACTAGAGATATAATATTAGCTGTAATTAATGGTTCCGTGACATTTTTAATAATTATTTTAGTTATTATTGTAGTTTATTCTATGTATCAGGAAATAGTATATAGTGAAATTTCTTGGCCCGGGAATGAAAAAAATAACTTCCGAAAATTCATATTACTGATCGCGAGTTAAACTATTACGGGGTTGGTTATAATTTGACGGAATATTAACATTTGGTGTTCATGATACAATTTGAATAAATACAGATAATAACACAAACATGTCAATAAAAAATACAATTGCAACAGAAACAAAAATTAATATTGAATCAGACGAAGAAGACTATGAAAATATAATTGATAGTTACACTGTAATTGATATGATACAAGAAGGATCATTTCTTGAATATTTGGCACATAATGAATGTGTATGTGACACGCATTTGTTCAATGATGATTATTTTGGCGTTGTTTTGGAGTTGATTGATGAAGATATTGTATGTGGATTAATTAATATAGAAGCTCTCGATGTGATTCAAATTGCAATATTTTTAAATCTTATCAAACACAAGAGAAAAAAACTGATTGAAACCAAGATATCAGACTCCATTGTTGATAGATATATTACCAAGGCATTGGTTATTTTAGGTGATCTGGAATTATATTCGTACTTTGTTGAAAATATATATAAATCACATTTGAATGCTGCTAAATTTTTCAAACATAAAACACTGATAAAATATATTAAAAAAAAGAAACAATTCACTGAAAATAAAACAGATGATGTGACTCAATTGATTGGAAAATTTAAGTTTGATTCAATAGTAGATCTCTGTGACCCAATTGAAATTATGAGTTGTTGTGTGGAGGAGGATTTTGGTGATAAATTTTTGTTGTCAGGATTATTATCTAGAATTATATTATATCCTGATTTAACAAGACAACCCCAAGTATCGAACTGTGTTGGTATCGACTCCAAACATAATATGAAGAAATAATCCAGCAGAAAATGCTCCAATCACTGATAAAACTAACGGAACCTCAGTAAAATAAGTTATTAAGCATGCCAATATTACAGTAAGTATCACATCAGCTATTGCCGCATTTAAAAATCTATATTTATGGATTCCTTTTTTTTGTTCTCCGAGAATATCTCTGTATTTATTTAATGGACACCACATTAGTCGTATATGTTATATAAAATACGTGAAAAAAAATATATTTAATTATGGAAAACAATATGAAAATATTATATGCGTTCCTGATAGTCATAATCGTTATTCTGATAGTTATATGTTTCGCTAAATCTAAAGATTTATATGTTGGAGGATTTAATAAGCCGTCATATTATTCAGGGTACTCCTATCAATCGCCATATCCAGCAAGCAGTTATATGTTCACGCAAACTCCATATTACTATAATTATCCATGGCAAATATTAAATCGTCCGTTCAGAGAAACTAGACCATGGAGAAAATATGGAAGACAAATTAATTGGACCCAGTATTAAGGAAGAACCGAACTCTTCTGTTCTCGTCTGTCTGCGAAATACTTCACAATAATTTCTATTTTTACTAACAATTTATTTGTTTTTTGTATTAATTCTTCTGTTGTTTTGTTTAATTTTATCACATTTTTTGTATTTTCCTTTATTTCTTTAGTGCGAGCACTCATGGATTTTACTCGTTCATTTAATTCTAATACATCACCTTTTGTTATCATTGTATATATAAACCAATTATGTTATAATTTGAAATTAAAATACATGATATATAACAGAAATATATAACAGAAATATATAATGGAAGAATTAATTGTTATCGAAAAATCAATAAAAAATTTGCATATTGGAGGGAGATATTACAGCAGAAAAAGAAGAAGGGAGTTAAAGTTAAAAAAAATAATGATAAAAAATATTTCTGAATATAGTGACAAACTAAAAAAATATATATTACATAATGGACATGACGATGATAAATCTCCTGAAAATTTAAGTTTTAAATTGATGGGACTCGAATTTTCCAATGAACAATTAAATGAGGTGGTTTCTGTTATTGATAAGTTGAACTTATGGAATACCGTGTGCAAATATCAAAAGAATTTGTCTGATAAATTCATAATTGATCACATTGATAAATTGAATATTGAAAACGTATTGAAATCTCAAAATCCATCCGAAAAAGTGTTGGACAATTTGATCAATTTAAAAAAAATAAAGAAAAAAAGAATTTGGAATATATTATGGAATAATTGTGCGCTGTCAGATAAATTCATGCAATGTCATATAAAACATATTGACTGGAAAATTATCACGAAGAAACAGACATTGTCGGACGAGTTTATTGTAAAACATAAAGAATCTTTTGCAGGATGCATTTACAATTTATTTAAATATCAAAAAGTTCCGGAAAATATGATCAATTATTTTATAAAATTACAAAACGAAAGGGGCCGCCGATTTCTAGGAAGAAGAAGATATATGAGTATATCAATACATGAAAGTCAAATATTATGTGAATTAATTATGATATATCAAAATCCTCCACTTAACATGGTCAAACGTTATGGTATTAATAAATATATTGTTTCTAGCACTATTAAATATAATAAATTAGATGAAAATATAATTGAAGATATATTAGCCAGATGGGTTTATTACAATAAATTTGTAGTTGGAGGCAATCCAGTTGATGAATATGAGGATATCAATGAACCTACTAAAAAAATTATAACATCATGTGTTTGTAGATATCAAGATTTGTCAGAAAAATTTATTGAGAAACATGAAAAAATATTAGATTGGAAACTCATATCTCAATATCAGAAACTTACGTTTGATCTGTTATTACGTTATCCAGATCGAATTAATTGGTGTGGGGTATTTAAAAACAAATACATGAATGACTTGCCACATTTGGAAGACATTAAAAACAAATATTTTCGTGATCTAAAAAGGGTATTAGATTGTTATGAAAAAATTGACATACCGGGTGATTTAGTACGAATTATCAGAATGTATCAGTATAAGTAGTCTTCTTGCGGCTTCATGTTGTAGAAACACATTGTGTTTCAGAATAGCTGTGCAATTCGTCTCCGTTTCCTCGGAGAAACCAACCGCCACGCTCGAGAATATTCGATCCTAGTCATCATATTTCCGTGGTGAGACTCCACCTTTTTTGTATTACATGATCAAAGATATAATCCAAAATATGCAACAATATGCACATTTTTTTATAACATTAAAAAAAAAGAATTATTCAACCGGTTTATATTTTAGTAACAAAATAACCTGTTATTATAATCAATGGCAGAACAAAAATATAAAGAACTATTGACAAGTGTGAAGGAAATCGCTCCGTTCGGTGAGATTGACCAATATATTTATGTATTTTATTTAACATCATTAACATTAGAAAAAATACACAGAGAAGTTTTTGGAAACACCAATACAAATTATCCGTTCAGTAAAAAGTTATTAGGGTTCTTCAAATCTTTAAAATATAGGGCTTCACAAGGTAGTGTAGGCAAGGAATCTTCTTCTGTTCAGTTTGATAAATTAACTAGAGTATTGTTAGCAGATGAGATTAGAAAAAATTAAGAAATAATTTGATAAAGTATGTATTTTTTTGCTCAATTGACGACTAACAGCACAGCTGTTAGCTGAACTCTTCGAGTCTAATATCGAAGATTTTGCGAGAGGAGTAAAACTACCCTGAACATGATAAACATCCTTCATATTCTATTGATATTTCTGTTAACTTTTTATATTCTTTGTCATTTGTAGAAACTGTTCTATTGTTGTTATGTGATGCTTGTGAATTACAGTAATATTGTCCTGTTTTTAATCCTAATTTCCAGGCCATATAATGAATAGCCCACATTTTTTCTACGGTTATATCAGAAACATATAAATTCATTGATTGTGTTTGATCGACGTAAGGAGCTCTTCCTGCTGCTAATTTTAACATTATTGATGGTTTGATTTCAAATGCCGTTTTGTATCTTTTTTGGATACCTTTGCTGATAAATTCTATTCCTTGAATACTGGATCCATTTTTAATTATAAAGTCGGCGGTTTTTTTGTTCCATAGTCCACGAGCTTTTAATTCTTTTACTAAATATCTATTCACACAGGTATAAATTCCCGCTATTGTACGACGCGTGTATGTAATATATGTTGGTTGTTCAAAACATTTGAAATTACCTTGAATTTGTGATGTTGATGCAGTTGGCATTAATGCGGTCAGAGTTGAATTTCTGATACCATATTTCTTCATTGCCGTCTTTATCACAATCCATTTGTCGCTTAACTTAACTTTCCATAAATCGGCTTGAACAAGACCTCTAGACCATGGCGAACCTTTATATGTACTATACGGCCCGAGTTCTTTTGCTAATTGAATACTTTCGATAACAGAGTTTCTGTAAATACATTCGGCTATTTTATTATTTATTTGTAATGCTGCTTCACTGTCATAGGCAATGCCCATTTTGAAGAATACATTGGCAAGACCTTGAATACCTATTCCAATAGGTCGATGAGCCATATTACTTTTTTCTGCTTTTTTAACAGGATAATAATTAACGTCAATTACTCTGTCAAGAGCGCGAGTTAAAATTCTTGCTGCTTTACCAAGTCCGTTATAATCAAAGTATCTATGTTTCCATGGTTTATATGCTTTGCATGATGTTGAACATCCGAATAATACTTGATCTTCCATTTCTTTTATTTTATCTTCGTGTCCTGGTTTTGTTTTTACAAATCTGGTCAAACATAAACTTCCGAGAACACAACAAGCATATTCTTCAGGGGAAGAATATAACACAGTTTCGGCACATAAATTACTACATTTGATTGTTCCTAAATTTTCTTGCATATTTTTTCTATTAACATGATCTTTGAATAATATATATGGAGTTCCGGTTTGTCCAATGCATTTTACAATCTTTTTGTAAATTTGTGCTGGATTTATTATTCCTTTAAGATCACTTTTGAATACCTTAAACGTTCCTTTGAAAAATTCATCTAAGTTTCCCAATTTTTTGATCGATGTCACATCCCCTTCTTCAGTGAATTTATTAAATAATCTTAAATAATTTTCTTTGTATATGATATGTTCATATTCTTCATATATTTTTTTAAATTCTTTTCCATAAGTACTATTTAACTTAGGAAATCTGTCAGGATCAAATAAACATGTATATCGTCCTGTCGATAATCGTTCCATAAACACGTCATCAATCCACATTGCTATGAATATGTTTTTTCCGTCTTTAGAAGTTTCCTCGCCTCCAACGTGCATTTTCATTTCCAAGAAGCTCTCAATATCAGGATGATGTGGTGTCATATACACTGCCGCATTACCTTTACGTTTGCCTCCTTGATCAACGTGTTCTAAAGATTTTTCTAACACACGAAAGTACGGAATTGGTCCACTTGAATTACCTCCGGTTCCTTTGATATATGCTCCATAAGAACGTAAGTCTGCTCCGTTAACTCCTATGCCTCCAGCCCATTTACTTATTTGAGCAACGTCGGCTAATAAACCGTACATTCCTTTTATTGAATCATGTACTGATAACAGGAAACATGATTGTAGTTGTGGTCTTGGGGTACCTGACGCATAAATAGTTGGCGTTCCAAATATTAACTCGCGGTTGGACAATGATTCATAAAGTTCTTTAATTTTGTCCAATTTATTGTTCAATTTCGAATCCATAAATATTTGAATCGCAACCCTCAACCAAGTATCTTGAGTTCTTTCAATGATAACTCCATTGGGATCTGTCATCATATAGTTCTTTTCCAACGTTTTTATTCCAAAATATCGGTGAAGATAATCTCTAGAATATTTTGGCATTTTATCCAATACATTCTTGTTTTTTGAAACATATTCAATAAAACGTTTGGATAACCTTGGTTTTAATGGTCCTAACACTTTTTCTGAAAATGTGTCTAACGTATTACGATGGTGATTTGATACTGTTATTCTTGAAGCAAACCATCCATATTCTGGATCTTCTTTCATTTTCTCTGCCGAAAACTTTGCAGCAATATCATCTAATCTTTTTGTTGTAATACCTTTAGTGTATGATCCGATAACAGCAGCTACAATACAAGCTTTATCTACATTGATTTTTCGTAGTGTGCTGTTATATTTTAAGTTTCCATTGATCGCATTATCAATTCTTTTTTCGATTTCAGAAAATCTTACTTCTTCGTGGTTTCCTTTTCTATTGATAACGTGTGCAGACATATTAGGTATATTCATAGTTTTTATATATCCAAAATAGTAATTTCAAGTTTTATTTTTTAAAAAAATAAATGTATTTTAACATAACAGAAACCTTTACGTGTGAAAGTTTTTCCAATGGACAATGTTTCTCTGATTGATAAACGTGGAAATCTATACATAAAATTATTGTGTAATAACATAAATATCGATATAGCAAGGATCGTGATAGGATATTTGACTTCTGAATGTCAAATATGTTCTGACAAATATATGCCAGAAAATTTATTAGTTCATGATGCAAATAAATGTATAAATAAAGAATGTTTGACATATTCTCTAATAACAGAAGGATTTAATTCAGGAAAATTCATTGCTGTTGAATTTGACTATATCATATGCAAATATTGTGCCAGTTTATATGGGTCAAGTGTATTAACTGGGTGCACAAGGAAAATGTATGAGTGTGATAATCGTACCAAAGGAAAAGAATTTAAACGAAATATATTATATCCTGAAAAAATCGAGAAAAAACGAAAAAATAAAAAATGGTTTTGCAAAATTATTGTATTAACTTGTTTCCTTGCAGCAGGTGTTAAGTTAATGTGTTGATGATGCGTTATGTTTTAAAAAAATAACTTCAAAAAAGTAAATACAATTACAATGAACAAAAAGCTCGAATTACAAAAAATAATATGTATAATGTGTATAAAACAGTGTGATTTTGATGATTCGATAACTCATGAATCATTTGATTATTACAATTGCTATTGCATATTGTGTCCTAATTTTAATAATTATTTAGATTGGCATTTGCACTATGATACTGTACGTAATTTTGGTGAATTTGCTCATACAGTGTGTAAATCATGTGACTATTGGTGTAAAAAACATGCATTCAATAACCTATACCGTTCTGAAGCAATATCAACATCAAAAAATATTATTCATTTATCAATCATCAAGAAAAAACGAAAAAAGAAAAAATGGTTTATCGGGATCATTGCAACATCTATTCTTATAATAACAGTATATATGAAATATAGATGAAGTGGAATCGTGTAATACAAAAAAACTAAAATGGTTTTAAAAATTGACTTTAAAAAAGTAAATACAATAACAATGAACAAAAAGTGCGAATTGAAAAAAATAATACACAGATATCTTAATATCGACATTACAAAAATAGTGCTAGAATATTCACAACTGATGTGCATTATTTGTAAAAAACAGTGTGACTTTGACGATTCGATAACTCATGAATTAGATCACTGTGATAATGAATACACATGTAAATTTCGTTATATATTTGATAGATGCGTATATTGGTCTCGCAACGATAGTGTTGTTCGTTGTGATTTTGATAATACAATATGTAATTTATGTGTCGATTTGGGCAAAAAACGTGAGACCGATTGGATCAAAGAAAAGAAATTATATCAGAGAAATCGGAGTATTCGTTATAATTATTCACAAATGCAATTATTTGGTTCAACAAATCTCAAGGAAAAACAAAAAAAGAAAAAATGGTTTATAGGACTCATTGTCGTAGCTACTCTTGCAATATGTGTGAAGTTAATAATTTGATCAATGATTTATTTTTTGACATGATGGCATATTGAATAGCTGAATATTTACTGTCACTTGACTTAGGATTGGCACCACTTGATAACAATATTTTCGCAATATGATAATATCCCGATTGACAGGCATGTAATAGACACTCTGATGTTTTTCCATCATTGTCATTTACATTCCAACCCATGTTAATCATTGATTCCACTGTATCAAATAATCCTTTGATTGTTGCAATTGTTAACAGAGATAATTTTACGTTGTTGTCAAAATTTAAATAATGGTTGCTGTGATAAAATCTTTCTTTTAGCATATTTTTTACTTTGTTTTCGTCTCCTTTCATTATTTTACAGAATAACTTCAATGTGTGTTGTCTCGTGTTTTTGTTTAACATTTTTAACAATGTAGTTGGCTTAGAAATTTGTTTCCAATACATGTGATTGCGTTTATATTCATCAGATTTCACTTCTAAAAATGAATCAAATAATGCATTGTCTTTTATGTCCATTGTATAACGGATACATAAATCAAATTTTATATATTATTTTTTCTGTTACAACATATTATGAGAAAAAACCAAATTATGATAAATTAAATTATTGAGATAGTTTTTCTTCTCGTTTTTTATATTCGTTAATTCGACGGTCCATTAATTTGTCTTGGTCAGAAAAGAACGTTGTTGGGTTTTTAGGTGCTTGTGCAGTTAATGGAGAATCTTCATTGTTCGCAGATGCTAATAGAGCTTCTACTGACGGTAACCGAACAGATTCTGTGTTTAATGTTGATTGCATTAATTTATTTTTTAATCCTTCTTTATATTTTTTGATTATGTTTCTTCTTTTGTTTGTTGTATTTTTATTTCTGTTTATATGATCTCTCATTGATTCAAATTGTTTTTGTTTATCAGTACGTGTTTTCAGTTCTCTCATTGATTTTTGATAAATTGTTCCATATTTATCAGTTACACCTAATGTTTCCAGTTGATAATTTCGAAATTCTTGTCTTGGTTGTTGTTCCGCTGCATGTCTTTCAATATATTCACCAGTACCTGGAACAGCTGTTACTGTTACACGTTGAAAACCTGTGTTCATTGACACTCCTGCAGCAGGAGGAATATATGAACCTGGAACGTGTGCTGGTTTATTTAAAAATGAACATGTAGAAGCCGCTGGATGTGATCCAGCTTGTAAACCAGCGTTTAACTGAGATATCAGTGAATTTAAATAATCACTGGTTATTTTTATTTGATCAGATAATTGTTTCAAATATACACAATTCATTGTTTATTTATAAGTAATATATTAGTTACAACAATTTACGTTTAAAAGAACTCATATCAATATAAATAATTATTTTCTATGGGAATTAAAAAGTTTTATGAATTAAAAGCAGTCAAAGAATCATGTTCGCAAGTTAAACTGACGTCACTTTGCAATACATTAGGAAACGGAGATGGTAAAAAATGTACTGTTGCAATTGATGCCATGATCAAAATATATGCATCATTACGCATTGCTAAAACGTTGTCATTTAACGGGCAACCTACTAGCCACATAAACACAACTCTTCAATATGTCGCCAAATTAAAAAAAGCTGGGCTAAATCAAATATGGATATTTGACTCTCCAGTTCCTCCAGCATGCAAAATGGAAATAATACTAGAAAGAAAAAAGGCAACCGCAAAAACAAATTTCAAGCCAATGACAGCAAAATTTATTAATGATGTCAAACAAGTTTTAGATTACTGTGGGGTTCCTTATATTGTTTCGCCGCCAGGAATCGAAGCTGAGAACGTAGGCGCGTATTTAGTTAAAAGTGGGGCATGTGATGCCTTGTTTACCAATGATTCTGACGCGCTCGGTTTATATGAATGTCCGATAATAATACGTCAAAATAAAACTAAATTCTACAAATATGTGTTGGCTGATATATTGGAAAATATGAAAGTTTCATTTGCACAATTACAGGTAATTTCTATCCATATGGGTACTGATTATGCTCCAAAGAGTCCACGCATTGGCCCTAAAACAATTCTTAAAAAATATGAAGAAATGAAATTAACAGACAAACAAAAAAATGCTTTGAAATTTGTTAACGCAAAATTCAAAATACCCAAGATACACACATCTTCTGTCAATAAGCCAGCTATCAGAAAATGGGTTGTAAATGAATTAAATTTTAATCCGGCGCGCGTTGAAAAAATATTGAAAGTATTGTGAAATAATCAGAGATGGTTTGGTTTTTTGACATGTTCTGTTGACATGTTCACCGAAATCCAGTACCCAAAAAAATAATTGAACCTATTGTGAAGTCGTTGATTTTGTGACAGGAACTTTAATAATATTATTTGTGTTGTGTATTTTATTGACAATTTTCATTGCTGTTATAAATTCTTTTGTATTGAATGTTCTGAATATATTGTGAAATAATCGCATTGAGGTTCTCATCAATATATTTTCTTTTGTTAAATTTCGCATTTTTGTCTTTAATTCTTTATTTTCTTTACGTAGAGCCTCGTTTTTGAGTTGTACTGCTGATTTTGCTTTTGGTTTCTTTTTTGGTTTCACTGTTGAATTAGTAACTACATTGTTTGTTTCTTTTTCTTCTATGACTGTTGTTGACATTTTTAGGAGTTTAATATTACAGGAAGTAAATTCAAATTTTAATTATTCTAAAAAAATGTAGTTTTTAATCAGAAATTATTTCAATGCACCCACTGCAATAAACTTCGGCTTCATCATTTAATTCTATCATACATGACACGCACACTATGGAAGTACATTGTGAACATTTTAATATTAATTGATATTTAGATGAACAGTCGTCACAAAATCGATCGTAACAATTAAAACATTGAGAATAATTATCATTCTCACAAATATATTCTTTGCACGTGCAACAATTAAAAGTTTCATGTTCTGTGCATTTATTACAAATTTTTTCGTGACAACCTTCACATGTATTAAAATCAGCAATACAATCTTTACAATACGATCTATCGCAATCATCACATGGCCCATGTACATCGCAATTACAACATATTGTGCCATGACCACATTCGGTGTCACTGCAGCAACTATAACAAACAGAACATCCACAAACAGAACATTCATATAATTTGATACATTCACAACAATTGTTACATATAAATTTGTTGATTACATTATATGCACATGGAGTTCCTGGTATATATTCATCAATTATGTACATAATATCCCATACAATATATTTGTTTAATATTCTGGCCATTGATAACAGCATTTTTTTGTGAAATTATATTTAAAAAAATAATATCGTTCAAATTTTAAAAATATATCACATTTATAATATTATGCACATGTTTTGTTTTTTAACAGGAATCATTGCTGGAGACATTTGGCGAATTGCTGGAGATACAATTGATAATCTAAAATGAGTTGATTCACCCAATGCATATTGTCTGTCACAAGTCATTTGTTTAAATTGTGTGTAATTACCATTACATGCGTTTTGTCGGACTACTCCTCCACTTAATGTTGACATACCGTATGTTAAATAATCGCTGTCTTCAAGTACTTCAATTCCTATTTTGTCTCCGTTTTTTATCGGGACGCCAGTAATAAATGGAGTATTTGCCAAGTAAATTTTAAATTTCTTTTCGTATGAATACACACTGTTAACATCTGCTTGAGTTAATCGTTTACATGAGGCTTTTTCTGATGGTCCGTAAGTGTAACATTTTTGTCCACCACGTCCTCCAATTAAATAAACCCAATCTCCAGCCATAATTACATCACTTTTTTGATATGGGTCTTGTTGAATGCCCACAAAGTCATAAACAAATTTTGGTAATTTGTCAGATTTTACAATCATAAATGAAGTTATTCCGCTTGCAATATCTTTGTCGCATTGTATGCCTTCAAAATCATCTCCACATAATTTTCCAGTGGCAACGTTCGTCAATTGAATTCTGTCTCTGCTTCTTAAACTACGTCCATTTGTAAATGTATCAGCTTGTGTATGATCTAAATAATATTTGGACCATTTTCTGTTATATAAGGCTCCAGTTCCAATGTCATCATAAAGCATAAATTTTTCTTTTTCTTTTGTTATCTTTATAATAGCTTCTTTGTATTGCTTAGCTGCTTTTCTAGTTTCCTTTGCTACTTTCTTTTCTGCTTTTTTAGCTTCTTTAACAATCTTTTGGATTTTGTTGACTGATTTGATCAAGATTTTCTTTGCTTTTTCGTGGGTAGCGTTATCTCCTGCAGTTTCAGCAATCAACTTAGCTTGGTTCGCTTTTTCTTGAATTATCTCGGCTTCTTTGACTTTTTGTTCTACCTTAGTTTGTCCTATTTTAGCCTTTGTTAAAGTTTTACTCGCCTTTAATAATTTTTCGTCACCAGTTTCAATTATATATTGCATTAAATGATATACAGCTATAATAATCAAAACTACTATCAATGCAATGCCAATGCCAGACCCAACTTTTTCGACAGATACTATCATCTGTTTTTGTTTAGTTTGTTCAGATACTTCCATTGTGAATTAATTACGTACAATTATTTCGCGTTTATATATACTTTTATATAAGGTACAACAAAAAAATAACAGTTTATTTTATAATGGAGGACGATAACAAAGTATCTGATAATAAAAAGGATTGGTTTACATACTCTTTAAAAATAGTTACCTATGTGGCTTTTCTGATCATGATCATTTATTTGATATTTAGTGAAGGTCAAATGGAACAAACGGAACGCGATGTGAAACAACAAAAAATAGCAAGAATTATAAAAACTCATATGATTAGTGATGATTATTATCCTTGGGACAAAAGCATATATGCTCTAAAGCAAATCGCTAAAAATCCAAAAGCAATAGGAAAATTTCCTTATTTACAGAAAACAATTGCTATGTGGGAAAATAATGCAAGAAATCAAAAATGTATATCTAAAGACTTCAAACGTCATCGGGCTAAAGTAGCTATCGCTGATTCTAAGGACAAAAAACACATCCGGTTTGCTCAACACCCAGAAAAATCATTTTTCTTGAATATGAAATGTACTAAAGGACCATATGGTTATGTGTGGACCAAAGTGATTTAATGAAGAGGAACCCTACTGGTTCCCCTTCGGATCCCCTCCGGTCCTAACGGAAAAAAGAACGCTCACATTTTTTATAATATTTTTCCGTTAGGACCAAAGTGATTTAATGAAGAGGGTTCCTCTTTATTTTAAAAACAAGAACAAATTAAAATGAATAATAAAAAATGACAAACAAACATAACATTGTATTAGAATATCTTAATGGTCATGGCGAAGACGCTGATAATTATTTAGATGCTCTTTATAAAATTAACAGGGATTATATTATTGTTATGATTAATGAATATATAAATAGTTCATTTTGAAAGTTTATTGGGATTTATTATACATAAATGAAAACAAAAAGTGATCACAAGTCCAAACAAGAAACTAAAATTGTGACTGTTTGCATAAAGAAAAATCATGTTAAATATATAAAAATTGGACTTCAACAGTTGATCAAATATGAACAAAAACCTAAAACTGTGACCATTTGCATAAATAAAAATCATGTTAAATATATAAAAATGGGATTTCAAAAGTTGATCAAACATGAAAAATTAAAAGAAGAATATATAATTTCCAACATTAAATTCGTTGATTGGAACTTGATTTCGATATATCAAAAATTAAGTGAACTTTTCATAGAAAAATACAAAGATAAAGTCAAATGGGTACATATATCACGATGTCAAAAATTAAGCGAACCTTTCATGGAAAAATACAAACAAAATATTGAATGGAAACATGTGTCACAATATCAAAAATTAAGCGAACATTTCATGGAAAAATACAAAGATGAAGTCAACTGGGTACATATATCACAATATCAAAAATTAAGCGAACCTTTCATGAAAAAATACAAAAATAAGATTAGATGGGCATGTGTATCACAATATCAAAAATTAAGTGAACCTTTTATAGAAAAATACAAAAAGAAAATTTCTTGGTTGCGCGTGTCACGATATCAAAAACTAAGTGAACCTTTCATAGAAAAATACAAAAATAATGTTAAATGGACGCACATACCATTATATCAAACATTAAGCGAATCTTTCATAGAAAAATATGAAGATAAAATTAAATGGACGTATATACCAATATGTCAAACATTAAGTGAACCTTTCATAGAAAAACACAAACAAAATCTTGAATGGAAACATGTATCACAATATCAAACATTAAGTGAACCTTTTATAGAAAAATACAAAGATGAGGTTAAATGGACATATATATCACAATATCAAAAATTAAGTGAACCTTTCATAGAAAAATATAAAAAGAAACTTTTGTGGCACCGTATATCACAACATCAAAAATTAAGTGTGCCTTTCATAGAAAAATATAAAAAGAAAATTTCTTGGTTGCGCGTGTCACAACATCAAAAGTTAAGTGAACCTTTCATAGAAAAATATAAAAAGAAACTTGAATGGAAACATGTATTGCAATATCAAAAACTGAGCAAATATTTTATAGAAAAAAATTGTATAATTGATAAATATTTGAGTAAAAATATTAATATATGGTATTTGAATATAAACTTCATAGGCGGATCACAGAATGATATTTTGCAACATGTAAATAATTATTTTTATAAAGATATCACAAACATAATAAGTGATTTTATGTCTTGATGTGTAGAAGCTAAATATTTAATGCAACCATTACATTTGTGCCTTTTATTTTTTTTAATTTTTATGTACCTCAAAGGATCATTTCACCCACATTCTATCAGAATTCGCACAATGTGCCTTTTTTTTATTTTGTATCTGTATTTTCCCATCGCAATAAACTTTGAATAAATTATTTTTTCATATAGTATATTCACAATGGACGCGATTAATATAGACATAACTAACATCATTGGAGAATATGTCTTCATTCCAGATGTTAAATGTTTGAGATGTATGAACAAATGCGATTGTAATTCTTTGTTCAATTATGATGAGATGATTATTTTCCTTATACTTGGATTTAAAAAATGCGCAAAAAATAAACCCAAATGCAGTGAATGTACGTTAAATGCCAAAGTGTTTAAATATTACAAATCAACATTGATCAAATATATGTGCTTTGAACATGCATTTTATAACATTCCATCATATTATTGTTATAATTGTTTGACGCTCGAAACAAAATACAATATTCGTAGATGTCTTTTGTCAATCCTTCCACATACATATGACCATTGGCAAAATGCTCCATATTGTGAAAAACATTAAAATTTGAATATATTATTTTTTTATATAAATATATTGCCATGTTAATCGACTTTATCAGTATTGATGTTATTAACATTATTGGAGAATATGTCTTTGATTCTGATATTATGTATTCAAAATGTTTGTGGGTTGACCCTTGTAGTGACAGGGAATATGATATTGATCATCTTATATGTATTAGTGGTCCATGTAAACAAAGTAAAAATAAAATAGAAACATGCAGTGAATGTAAATTATCAGCCAAAGTGTTTAATTATGATATCATTGATTTTTCATATGAGATAATTTATCAAATGTGTTACGAACATGCGTTTTATAACATTGATTCGGGGGTTTGTGAAAAATGTGACAAACTATTATGTGGCAGTTTATATGATCATTCTAATTGGAAATGTTCTAAATGTAGAGTGAACTATTGTAAAGATTGTATACATAAAAGATATTGGTGGGATGTAGTTGCATGTGACGAATATAACGATTATTATTCCAATGGTAAAACGGAACCTTTGTGTGATGACTGTTGGAAGATTGATGTTAGACATCGTTAATTTTTTTCGAGGAACAATTGATGTGAGAATTCATTAAATTATAAATAAAATGATACTTTTATAACAAAATGAAAAGTGAATAAAATATATATTTTATATGATGATTGATATAACTGAGTTATCAGATATGCTGAACATTGATATAATTAACATTATCGGGGAATATATTTTCGGTTGTATTGATGTGACACTGCAGCATCCTGCCCAAGAAGATATACGTAATATAGAAATCCCCAATTATACAATTCATACCAATTGTTCATGGGTTACACGTGACTGTATTGTTTGTGATATATCATGTAAACACCGATGTAATTTATCAAGTAAAGCGTATCGATATTACAATGGTAAAATATATGATCCAATGTGCTATGGACATGCAATTATTTGTATTCCATCATCGAAATGTCCTATGTGTTACATGTCTATGTGTGTTGATCAAAGATATTTTTCTTATTCAAAATGTCCCAAATGTAAAAAAAACTATTGTAAAAAATGTGTACATAAAAGAGTGTATTGTTCAGGTAATTACGGTACTGCAAGCTTATATGATAATACAGAACCTTTGTGTGATGTATGTTGGGAATCTGATATCAGACGTACTTAAACTTTTCTATTAAAAATCTTTCACAAGCTTGAATCTGAGTGTCATTACGAGAAATGATTGATATGAGAAGTTATTAAACTTTGAATATTATTTTTTTATTTTATAAATATGACCAAATTAAACATAGACATTGTTAATATCATTGGAGAGTATGTGTTTGATACAATCAAAAAAATAGTATGTCAACACGAATATGAATATTTATCTTGTATCAAAAATATTACAATATGCACGTCATCTGAACTGTGTATTGATTGCTATTTTTACAAAAAATACTATCATGTCTGTGAAATATGTAAAAAATATAGACAGAAATGCATTAAATGCAATTTACCGGCGAAAGTATTTACTTTCAACAACTATATGATAACAGGAAAAATGTGTTACATTCATGCATTTTATTATGTTCCGTCAGGTGATCGTCCAAATTGCAGTGAGTCACTATATTGCAGAACATTTTGTTTTCACGGAACGAAATATGCTCACAAATCGAAATGTTATAATTGTGAAAAAAAAGGTTGTACATCGTGTGTACAAACAAATTTTTATGTTGATGTCATAGGATGTAATGGATATTGGCTTTATAGAACAAAAAAATTATGTAGTGAATGTAACAACCGCAAGACATATGCTCGTCATAAAACTTTCTGTGATAAAAATTGTTCACATCATTAAATATAAGTTGTATTGTACATTGGGTATCTGATATCCGACACCGTTAAACTTTTTCTATCAAAAATCTTTCACAAGCTTGAATCCAAGTGGAGCTGCATCTGATATTTTTTCTTGCAGCGCTGCACATGACGTTAACGTATTTATGGATTCACAAGACTATTATCAACATTTCTATCTTACTGAATATTTATGTCAATAAATCAACCATAATATGAGTTATTATATCTGTTACTGGAATGAATATTTGCAAGTATTGTAATATATCGTTGAATGATCCTTCAATAAACTTGATATTCAAACTCCAAATATGTTTGTTTTTTGACAGATATATTGGATTCATTCTTTCCAAATATATCTTTATGAATTCCAGAGACATGTTTTGATGTTCTGATATTAACTTCCAATTCCATCTATTTTCATATTTTCGAATAATATTCTCAGATAACTTTTTATCTGATGCATACTTGAAGTCTATTTTATTTTCATATTTGTCAATAAACTCATCTGATAATTTGTTGCAGGGAATAAACTCAAAACTGATTTTGTGTTTTTTACATTCATGTTTTTCGCATATATTACATTTTTTGGATTCAATCATTTTAACAAGAATATCTTCTGGTATATTGAAATTATATGTCACAATTTGATCTTTCCCATGATTTTTTATTGTATTCATAGATGGGTTATTATGCCAAAACAGTTCCTCTTTATCAAATTTATCTATATATTTATCTATGAACTTTTCAGACATATTAAACTGACTTCTTGATATTTCAAACCAACCCAATTCATCGTCATAACAAATAGAACCATTTGCATATTTTTCAAGTAGATTTTCAGAAAATTGTTGATGACCAAACATAAATTCCCAGTTAAATTTATATTTACATACGGTTCCATCTGGCAAAATTATAGGTTTTGAGTATTTTTCTATTAGAGTTTCTGAAAATGTAGATTTAAACGGCGAAATCAAGTACCAATCTAATTTGTCATGATATTTTTCTATCAAATAATCTGACATATATATATTTTGCGATAATGCATCCCAATTAATATCGTCTAAATGTTGTTCAATGAACTCTACAGATAGTTTCTGATATTGACAAACAGTATCAAAATCAAGATCATATTTTAATATAAACTTTTCTGACAACGATTGTGTTGATAATATGATACCCAGTCCACCAATTTTTTTAATATGATCAATGTTGTTTTCTATAAATTCCTCAGATAATTTGTTGGAGGATAACACATTCTTCCATACTTTGTCATAGGATGTTTTATCTGTGTATTTTGTTGATATT